CATTCTTCTGCGTATTTTTTTAATGTTGGTAAATGTTCGTTAATATCAGATGGTGTATAACAACGTTGGTTGTAAATTGCTTCTAGTGGAGACATGTTTAATTGTTAATTCGTTAATAAAAGGTAGTATAGCTAATTCTTTAGCTTTTGCTTCCACCATCACATCTACATCAATGTTGTAGGTATCTGGTAGATTTGTAATATAATCTGAATGTGCTTGTGGTTTTATTTTTGCATCACTTTCGTGCAACGATTTACTTTCTGAATAATGAACAACTGGCTTAACACCTGATTTGTTCCAAGTAGATACTGCAAGAATAAGAGCTTGTTGTTCTGTTAAATCACCGGTGCAGAATTTATGGTGGTGATAATCAAATACAATTGGAATACCAATCTTATGATGAATATACATTAAATCTTTTACAGAGTACATACTAGCCTTATCATCATTCTCCACAGTCAATCGTTTCCTTACACTGTCAGAGAGTTTCATAAAGTTCTCACAAAATCTATCCATTGCGGATATTTTATCTCCGTACACCCCGTTACAATGAATATTAATCTTATTATAGGGTGATAATTCTAATCCTAATAAATCAAATACTTTACCATGTAGTTCTAAATCTATGAATGTATTTTGGACTACTTTTGGATTTGGTGAAACCAATACATTGAATGGACCAGGATGCGATGTGATGCGTAGACCATTTTGTTTGGCATAAGTACCACATCCTTTTAGGATATTTGATATTTTAGTGTAATCCGGTAAATCTTCTAAATTGTATTCACTACCCCACGGGAATATATCAGATGAAATACGAAATACTTTAATACCGGTCTTTACATTCCATTTAATAATCTCAAATAGGTCACGCACATTTTCTAATGCTAATTCGGAAGCATAAGCAATACCACGTTCGGTAAATGTTTTTTTAATCATACTACGATTGGTAGTAATACGAGGAGTCTGTTCTCCTAATGTCAAATTGATACAAGCGTAACCTAAATTCATATTTTATAGTTTATAGTTTAACTAATCCTAAATATACAAATAATTTTTTACAATTCCTAATTATATTTCCCATTTATTTTCAGGACAACCAGTTTTTTCTGGTACAAATGATTTAGCTTTTAAAGCACACCCGCATTTACCACAAAATTTAATCGTTGTAATACCTGCATCCATTTCTTTCATAAATTCACAACCATTACACGTTTCTAAACGAATTGCAGCAATCCTAGATTGTTCCAATGTTGGGTCTACCATAACCGCGTAGGCATTGAATATTTCTTTTATTTTATATAGGTTCATACTAATAACTTTTTTTATAATGAAAAACTTTCCCCACATCCACACGTTCTACTCGCATTTGGATTAATAAACTGAAACCCTTTACCGTTTAATCCTTCTGAAAACTCTAATTCAGTTCCAATAAGGTAAAGTAATGATTTATTATCTATTAAAATTTTTACTCCATTATTTTCTGCAAGAATATCTGTCTGTTGTTGTTCTGTGTCAAATGAAAGGTCATATGATAACCCACTACACCCACCACCCTTAACCGCTACTCTAACAAATGGAGTTTTGAATCCACTTTCTTCAATAAGTGAGGTTAGTTTATTTGCTGCCGTTTTGGATACTGTTACCATTATTAATAAGTTTTACTTTTAAAATCTTCTTCTTTTAATTTATCTAATTGTTTTTGATTTCCATTATACATACGCATCCAATACTTTATGGCGTGTCTATCGTTTATCCATAGTGTTTTATTATCCCAATCAAAATCTGGTTGAGTATAGTATGGTGCTTTTGATGTAATTGAGACGGTTTCTTTTGTATTTTCAAATGTATTTGTGGTGTTTTCTACCAATTCTTCGTTTTTTTCTTCGTCACCATAAATTTCATAGTTTTTATCCATTTGGTCGGTATCCTCTTCGATAGATATACCAATTGTTGGTTCTTCTATCACTTTTTTAGGTTTTTTCTTTCTATCTTCTTGTAAGGCAGTGTTAAATGCAATGATAAGTGTTACTGCCATTGGGTCAAACACAAAAATTAGTAAAAATATAAAGAATTTTACAACTGAATTAATTGGTAAATCAAATGCTTCTGCTATAAACTTAAATCCACCGATTTCTCGCTCTAAATCTAGATTGTTATTCTTAATTTCGTTGATTTTTATGTTCCAAACTGCTATTGAGTCATTCAAAACACCCATTTTAGTGGATAATTTATTGATTTGCCTATCTCTGTTGTCAATTGAACGGATTAATCTATTGTTTACCTTACCACTACCTAACAAAGTACCTGAATTTTGTTGTAGATTACCCATTTGTGAGTTAAGTTGCCCAATTTGTTGCTCATTTTGGGTAATTTTACTTTGAAATACACCTATCTCTCTACTAACCACATCACTTTTTAAAGAGGTTGATTGGTATGCGTTGGATAAAAACCCAAAAATACCAGCAGATGTAATTACCACCAATGTAAGAACACAGGAAACTAGATAAAATCGTAATAATTTATTAGTAGTATGCCAATATTGATGTAGGTAGGACGCAGAAACTAGTTTAGCAATCTCTAATGATGTTCCCATCACCATAACTGCTAAACTTGCTCCGCTAAATAATAATGCCAACCCTGTTACTGAAAAGAAAGCTGCGCATCCAGCTACTGCTAATGCGGCTAATCCAACTAATAAAGTAAATGGTTTCATTTTTTCTTAATAGGGATTTTCGTTGTGTTCCAAATCTACTAGCTCTCTAATCTTTTGAGAGGTATAACCGATTTCTTCAATTAACTTAACTGCATCGTTTTGGGTAGCTTGTGTAGCACCCTTTGCGATTTTCATTAAGTAATCTGTACGAACGTCCACTTTTGTGAGTAATTCTCTTACTTGGTCTCTGTATTTCATAAAACATTATTTATTATAAGTATAAGAAAAAATAAAAGGGTAGAAAATCTACCCTTCTAAATACAAATATACGAAACAAATTTTACTTTAACAACTTTATTGGTAGTTTTTTTGTTAATGTATCCTCTTTCTTTGGAATAACAATTAAAAGGACACCATTTTTGATTGAGCATTCTGCTTTTTCTAAATCGTAATCTTTGTTGATTGTAATTGTATCATCAATCTCTTTAATTAATTTAGATTGGATACTCTCAACATCTTCTTTTTTAGCCTTTACTTTTAAAATGTTGTTATTGGCTTCTACTGTAACATCTTCTTGTCCATATCCTAATACTGAATATGCAATCTCTAATTGTACATCATCCTTTGATTGATATACTGCATTTTGTGATAAACGAACTGCCGAAGATTTATCGGTTGTTGGTGTGTTTTGTAATCTATTAATTTCTTGTAATAATTCAAACATATTATTTTTATTTAGGTTAAAAAATTAAATTATACCATAGTATTATCAATTGCTATACCATATACTAAACTATGACACATTGTCACATATACTGACATTAAAATGTACCTACCTTAAATTCAAATGGTTGGTTCTCTCTGCGTTTTAATTCGCATTGTTCAGCAATTGTACTCATATGGTCTGCCCAATGTAGAATATAACCAATGCTGGACCTTAACTTGTCATCTGGTGAATATATCTTTAAATACTTTTGATTATCTTCATCATACATACCATCGGTTAATTTAATTCCTAAATATTCTTTCTCTGTAACTTTAATACCATACGATTGTAAAGTAAAAATCGTTCTATCGGCAAAAGCCATAAATGAATTAGCTTTATTGCGTTTATATAATTCTCCTCTGTTTTCAATATGCCACTTACTATCATTTGGAATATAATGTAATTCTTCCTTTGTACCCAACTTACCTAAATCGTGATGTAACGCAGAGAATATTAGCTCTTCATCTGTAAAATCTATTTCACCTCCCATAGAAGCAAATAATTCTTTTACTTTAAGGCAATTTTTTGTTACATTGAAAATATGGTCAATATATCCACCATCGTAAGAATTGTGGTAGCCCTTATTCCCACTTGCAGGAGCAACCATTAGATTTCCACCTAATTCATCTTCGGAATACATAAACAATAACTTATCAAGTCTTTCACCTGTAAAGTATTTGTTAATAACAGCAATAAATCTTTCGTAATTTTTCTGT